ACAGGTGCAGGTAGCAGGTGATATCCGAGTGCAGATAGACCTTGGCTAGTTCTCCTGTGCTTTTTTCCCTGTCAGCCTGATTGACGGGGGTAGGGGGGAAAATGTGTAGTGTTCCAGTGGTAAGTGATCCACCACTCGTATTTTTTCCCAAAAAGGTTCGCTATCAACTTGGAGTGATTTATGGCTAGATATGATAAGAAGCCTGAGAAGGCTGTAAGGTCTGACACTAGTTTGGCGAAACAGAAGCTGAAGAGCATTGGGTATGGCAAAGACACCAGCGTGGCAGAGGAAGGCGGGGAAGAATCCTGAGGGTGGCTTGAACGCTGCTGGTAGGGCTTCTTACAATCGCGAGACTGGAGGTAGCTTGAAGCCTCCTGTTAAGTCTGGGGATAATCCTAGACGTGCTAGTTTCTTGGCGCGGATGGGTAACATGCCGGGTCCAGAGAAGGATGAGAAGGGAAGACCGACTCGCCTCCTTCTCAGCCTAAAGGCATGGGGCGCTAGTAGTAAGGATGATGCCAAGGCCAAGGCGCGGGCCATTAGTCGTCGCCTCAAAGCTAAGAAGGATTGACGCTATGTGCATGGGCGGAGGCAAGGTTAAGACTGCTGAGGATTATTATAACGAGATGAAGGTTGAGCCTGCGCCGCTTCCTTCGTTGACTACTGATCCTGTCAAGCGGACTGGTCCGGCTTATAAGAAGTTTCGGACTGGTGCTGAGCGGCGTTCTCTTCTGACGATGGGGATGATGAATGCCCAGCAATGAGAACTATGTGCGCGACTACTCTATGAGTGGCGAGGGCAAATACGACAAGTCTGCTAAGCGGATGGCTGCGAATCGTGCGCGCAAGAAAGCCCGCTATGAGATGGAGAAAGAAGGCAAGGCTGAGCGGAATGATGGGAAGGATGTTGACCACAAGAATGGCAACCCGACCGACAACTCAAAGAAAAACCTTCGAGTGATTTCCAGAGCGGCCAATCGTTCTATTGCCAGAAACAAGAACGCAGGGAAACTGAACAATGGCTGAGTCTAAGGTCAATGAGGCTGGGAACTATACAAAACCGGGAATGCGGAAGAGTTTGTTTCAGCGCATTAAGGCTGGAGACAAGGGTGGGAATCCCGGTCAGTGGAGTGCGCGGAAAGCGCAGATGCTGGCAAAGCAGTATAAGGCCAAAGGTGGAGGGTATACTTCATGAGCAAGTCTTCTAAGCACTACTTGGCAAGCGGCAAGGTTTATACTGGTCCTGTTCACAAGACCGGGAAGGAACTCATGACTGGCGCAACGCACACTGCGAAGAGCCAGAAGCTGACGCACACACCACCCAAGGTGAAGAAATGAAGAAGCCTCAGAAGTCCTTGGTTGCGTGGACGAAGCAGGAGTGGACCACGAAGAGTGGTAAACCTTCTACGCAAGGCCCTAATGCCACGGGCGAGAGGTATCTTCCCAAGAAGGCTATTCAGGCGTTAAGCTCTGAAGAGTATGCCAGAACCAGCGCAGCTAAGAAGCAAGCGACTAAGGCTGGCAAACAGGTGAGCAAGCAACCCAAGACAATCGCAGACAAGGTAAGGAAATACCGAGATGGCTGATAACATGAAGCTTGGTGGCGGTGGTCGCTTTAAGAAGTTGACCAAGGAGTTGGCAGCTAAAGGTGTGAAAGACCCGAAGGCTTTGGCGGCAAGCATTGGTCGCAAGAAGTATGGCAAGACCAAGTTTCAAGAAATGGCGGCTAAGGGCAAGTGAGCTTCATCAGCACAATCGGAAAACAAGACTTGGACCTTCTTCGCGGCATAGTGAGGAAGGTTCATTTGGCTTATGTCCCCAAGGAACACGCCACCAACAAAGAGTGCGACAAGCTGATTGAAAGCTTGGGGCCAGAGATTGCAGAGAAGATGATCCGCTTTGGAGTGGACAAAGGACTTCGATGATCGACTTCAAGTATAAGCCTGATGGTGAAGTGCTAAAGCAGTTCATGAAGGACGATACTTTTTTTCGTGGCATCAGGGGTCCAGTTGGCAGCGGCAAGTCTGTCGGCTGCTGCGTTGAGGTGTTTCGTCGCGCCTTGATGCAGGCAAAGGGGCCGGATGGTAAGCGCAAGAGTCGATGGGCCATCATCCGAAACACAAACCCACAGTTAAGAACGACGACGATCAAGACTTGGCTGGACTGGTTCCCAGAGAATGACTGGGGCAAGTTTACTTGGTCAGTGCCTTACACGCACAACATCAAGAAGGGCGACATGGAGCTTGAGGTTATCTTCCTCGCCCTTGATCGACCCGAAGATGTGAAGAAGCTTCTGTCACTAGAACTTACGGGCATCTGGATCAACGAGGCCAGAGAGATTCCCAAGAGCATTATTGACGCCTGCACCATGCGTGTCGGTCGCTACCCTTCTATGCGTGATGGTGGCCCTAGCTGGACTGGCGTGATTGCAGATACCAACGCGCCGGAAGAGGATCACTGGTGGCCGATCATGTCGGGCGAGGTTCCGATTCCAGACCACATTCCGCGAGAGCAGGCCAAGATGCTGGTGAAGCCAGACAACTGGCGCTTCTTCACCCAGCCTCCCGGCATGTCAGAGGTAAGGGACGACGAGGGATCGGTAGACAAGTATGTCCCGAATGCTCTTGCTGAGAACCGCAAGAACATGATGCAGAGCTATTACCCCAATCTAATTCAGGGCAAGACCAAGAGTTGGATTGATGTCTATGTGATGAACCGCCTTGGCACCATTCAGGATGGGAAACCAGTGTATCCTATGTTCGCGGCAGAGGCCCACATTGCCACAGAGGAGGTTCCGATTGCTGCGGGGCTTCCTGTCTATGTCGGATTGGACTTTGGTCTGACGCCAGCGGCTGCGATTGGTCAGAAGATCAGGGGCCGATGGCTCATCCAGTCTGAGATCGTGGCAATTGACATGGGGATTGTCAGGTTTGCTGAGGTTCTACGCAACGAACTGGCAACTAGATTTGCGGCAGCGGGCGAAACTATCATCTATGGTGATCCGGCTGGCGATTTCAGAGCGCAGACAGACGAATCCACGCCGTTCCACATCCTTCGTGGCGCTGGACTGAGGGCATTTCCTGCTCCATCCAACTCTCCAGACCTGCGGATTGAGGCTGTTGCGTCCCAATTGACTAAGATGGTGGAGGGAAAGCCAGCGTTTCTCATAGATCGCAGGTGTTCGACCATCATCAAGGGCTTCGAGGGTGGCTATTCCTACAAGCGGATGGAGGTTTCGGGAGAGCGGTATGCCGACAAGCCCGACAAGAACATGTATAGCCACGTTCATGACGCCTTGCAGTATCTTCTTCTCGGCGCAGGCGAGGGACGAGCCTTGATGAACTCACAAAAACCAGCACAGGTTACGGTCGCAAAGCGTGACTTTAACGTGTTTGAGCGGCAAGATAAGCCCAAGCGCAGGCAGGGACTCTGGGCCAGAATGTAATTCAGCGAAGCTGCTTCGCTGTTTTGTGCATTGATGCAATCGCGCATCTGTGCTTTTCCAAGGGAAACATAGGAGGCAACCATGTGTTTCAAGAGCGCGGGACCAAGTCCCAAAGAGAATAAAGCTGCTGCTGAGCAACAGGTAGAAGCAGAAGTTGCAAAAGAAGAAGCAATCCAAGAAAAAGCTGTCCAAAAAAAGCAAGATATTGGCGCAGCACTCGATATGCGGATAGCAAATGCTGCTAAACGTGGCGGCTCTGGTCGTCGCTCCTTGTTCACATCTCCCGGCGGCGGTGCTGGCTACCTGAGCAGGTTTGAATAATGAAAGACCCCTTGGCCAAGAAGTATCTAGATCGCTACCAAAAGGCCAAGGCTTTTCGGGAGAACTGGGTTCCGTTGTTTGAGGAGTGCTACGAGTATGCGCTTCCTCAGCGCGAGTCGTTTTACTATGAGGAAGCTGGTCAGCGCCGCGACGATAGAATCTTTGACGAGACTGCCGTGGTTGGTGTGCAAGAGTTTGCTAGCCGACTGCAAAGCGGCCTTGTGCCTAACTTTGCGCGGTGGGCCGACCTTGTTTCCGGCTCAGAGGTTCCGCCAGATCAGCGCGACTCAGTAGACAACGACCTTGATTCGGTCACTGAGTATGTCTTCGAAATCCTTCAAAGCTCCAACTTTAACCAAGAAGTCCATGAGTCGTTCATGGATTTGGCGGTTGGCACTGGCGTCTTGGCTGTAGAAGAGGGGGACTCAATTAACCCTATCGTCTTCTCAGCAGTTCCGTTGCCGCACATCGTCTTAGATACTGGGCCTGATGACCGCATCGACCATGTGTTTCGTGAGCGGAAGAAGGTTCGATACGCTGATCTGGAAATCCTCTATCCCAAGGGGACGTTTGACCAAAAGGTTATGGCTCGCATGAAGGGCGACGACACGACCACTGTGCTTGAGGTGGTGTGCCGCGACTACGATCTTCGCAATGAAGAGGGTTACTACCACTACGCAATCTGCATGGAGACGCAGACTGTCTTGCATAAGAAACAGATGAAGGGCGTTGGCTCCAATCCGTTTGTTTGCTTCCGCTGGTCAAAGTGCGCTGGTGAAGTCTATGGCCGGGGCCCGCTTCTCAATGCTCTTTCTGCTATCAAGACCACGAACCTGACGATTGAGTTGATCCTTGAAAACGCTCAGATGTCGATCAGCGGTATCTACCAAATGGAAGACGATGGGGTGATCAACCCCGATACAATCCGTTTGGTTCCCGGCACGATCATTCCCAAGGCCATGGGAAGCCAAGGCTTGCAGCCCATCAATGCTGCTGGTCGGTTTGACGTGGCCCAGCTTATCCTAAGCGACATGCGCTTGAACATTAAGCGGGCGCTTTACAACGATATGCTGGGCAACCCAGACAAGACGCCTGCCACGGCTACGGAAGTGGCTGAGCGCATGGCCGACCTTTCGCGGCGCATCGGTTCCGCCTTTGGCCGACTGCAAGCTGAGTTGGTTCAGCCCGTTCTTCAGCGCGTGATCTATATCCTGAAGAAGCAGGGCCGCATTCAGATGCCAGTGATTAATGGCCGCGAGGTCAAAGTTCGCTCGGTGTCTCCGCTGGCACAAGCTCAAGCCAATCAAGACATCTCGAATGTCGCCCGCTACTTGCAGCTTGTTGGTGGAACCTTCGGCCCTGAGATGTTGCAGCTTCTCATTGATGGCGAAAAGACTGCTATTCACTTGGCGAAGAAGTTTGGTGTTCCAGAAAGCTTGATCCGCGACGAAGACCAGCGTAAGCAGATAGCTGCAATGGCGCA